GCTGGTTAATAACTTGATCAAGCAACGTATTTGAAATGGCGCCCGTTGCCGCAGGGAACAGCGTAGATACGTCCGGCTGTTGCGCGGTGACAATGAGGTTTTCCGGCGGAGCGGTATACTCAGGCTGGGCAGGCTGCTGAACTTGCGTCTGTGGTGTAATTAGGCTCGGTAGAACACTCGCCGCTGCTGATCCAACTGCGCTTCCTACTGCGCTTGGAGCGGCCTGCTTGATAGCCGTCGCCAAAATATCACCGACAATACTTGGGGCAACCGCTTGAGCAGCAGCGCCAAGACCAGCAGATGCTACGTTTTGAGCGGCTGTTGCGGCAATATCATCTAGCAACGAAGGCAGATTGGCTAAGGCATCTCCTGCCAATGATGCAGTTTGGCCGACCGCATTTCCGGCGGGAACAACTTGCCCAAAGACGCCTTCACCAACACCAGCCCCCGCACCAGATATTGCCGCCCGAAGTAGCGTTTCTTCTAGGCCACGCCCTTGCATCGCAGATGAAGCAGCAGAGCCAGCAGCGGCAGGCAGGATCGTCCCTAAAAAGCCTGCGCCCGGAACAACTAGACTAGACAGCAAAGGGATGCCGACATCCATTACGTTTCCAAGAAAGCCACCAACCACTTCATCCGGCTGATCTTGGAACATCTGCGTATAACCGCCGCCAAACACTTCTGGGTTGGATTGCTCAAACGCAATATCGGCTTTCTTGCCAAGCCGCTTCGACAAGGCGTTAGATTGCTCGACAAGAGCGGAGATACCTTCTGGGGTTGATGCCTCACCAAGAACATCGCCAGTCGCGTTGTTTACTAGACGATATGACTGCCCAGGCTGTGCGGCGAATACCATCCGCTCGTTGGCGTTTTTTCCGCCCTTATTCGCGCTTCCAAGCAACTCAAACACGGGAACATTCGGGTTCTCAATGCCAAGGTTCTGGAAAATGCTTGCCGTCAATCCGGGGATAATATCTCCAGCGCCGTAAAGGGGGGTGTAATCGTAAACTGCCATTACATCATTCCTTCTGGCGGAAGTTCAACGGGCATAACCATCTCAGGCTGCGGAGCGATTGCCTGTGCCGCTTGTGCTTGTGCGGCCTGTGCCTGCGCTGCAACCATGGCCTTGTTCACTTCAGCCTGTTGGCGAAGCAACTCACGATCGCGCTGCATCAAGGCTTCGATGTTGGCCGTGTTTACAGCCGTGCCATACTTAGCTTCGATCTCAGCAGATTTGAGCATTACTTCAGCGTCTAGCTTGTCACGCTCCCGATCGTCCTTGAGAAGCATATCTTCACGCTGCAATTCAAGTTCAGCGGCCTTCTTCTGGATGTCAGCCTGAATGCTCTGCGCCTGAACCTGTGCCAAGATTTGCTCTGGGCTGGGCGGAGGAGGCGTCGGCGCTGGTGGCTGGAAGTTCTGCGGGTTCTGGAAGAACTGCGAAACGTCCTTGAAGCCAGCGATTGCCAGCATCTGCTCAAGTGTGTTGTAATAGCCGCCGAGGCTGACCAACGGATTATTCATCGGCCCGAGCTGTTGCATAATCATTTCTTGCTTCTGAGCGATGATGTTTAGGAAGCCCATTTTTTGCTCATCAGAGCCAGTGCCGAGCGCCACGTTCACAACAACGTCCATATCCGCATCCCAGACGCGGGGATCAATCGGCACGAACTTGTTACGCAGGCGAACCATGCGCGGCTTGTCCTGATGCTTCACAAGCAGCTTCAGCGCCTTTTCCATGAGCGACTTAAAGCCTGTCTCGGCGAACATACGGCAGATAAGCTCGATATGCTGCTGGGCTGCCGTTACAGTGGCGTTTACAGCCGTTGCGGTGGCTCCGTTCAGTGCATTAGCATCAAGGCCAGCGGAAGCCTTGTTGATGCCTGTGCGGCTTTCCTTGACCTGATCCATATACTCAAGCATCGGGAATGCGGCCTGAGATACGTTAGGCGTGACGAAAGGCTGAACAGCGCCGGGTGACTTCATGCGGATAATGCCGCCGACCTCAGTATTCAGAACGTCCTCGATCGACGCCTGACCTTCGACAACACCCATGCGCGGATAGATCGACTGCGCCAAGCTATCGAGCGTGTTACGCATAATGGATGACTTGATGCGCTGAATGTCCATTACAACGTCGGCAATCGACATACCGAAGAACGTGTGCGGCTCTGGATCAGGGCAGAAGCTAAAGAACGGATGGTCATCTACGGCTTCGTTGTGGAGCAACTTATAGGCCGTTCCACCAACGCAGACCTTGCGAAGTTCAGCAATCCCGTCGCCATCCATGTCAACGTAGAGATAGCCCTCAATGTAGAGAACCTTGCGGCTTGCTACGTCCGTGCGGCCAGCGCCAAGGATGGTTGCCTGCGGATTGCGGTCAAACGTCTCTTGGTTGCCGTCGAAGTCGTCCTGCGTCTCATAGCCAAGGTTTTCCACCTCGTCCTGCTCATAGCCCATCTGGACAAGCTCGGAGACGGACAGGTAGCGGCGATGGCCGATAAACTCGAAGTCATCAATCGACTTGGCGCGGCGGTCAATCAGCAACTCTTCAGGCGGCAAGGCTGCGACGTTAAGACGTCCTTCCTTCATCTTGCGGACGACTGTTGCGCTGTAGACGGGAAGCTGGACGACTGTGGCGATGCCTTCAGGTGTCAGCATTTCCGTTTCGGAATACTCTACTTCAACTTCACGCAGTTCGACCTCTGGATCGGACATAAGAACCATGTAGCCGTTCTCGTCGATGCCTTCGATCTCATAGGTCTTGACTGTCTCGCTCTCATCCCACCAGACCTTGCCGAAGCCGTTCTTGCGGACAAGCGCATCCTTGAACCAAGCATAGGAATGAGCGAACAGGTTGTTATCGCGTGTCAAGCAGTAGTTTACATAGTCCGTTGCCTGCTCGGCGTTCTCAACGTCCTCTGGGCCGTTCGGAGCGTATTCCACAACAGTCGACGAGCCAAAGAACACGCGCATGATCGACGGCATAATCGCCTGCACAGTGTCGCGCACATCCATCGAGACAACGCTCGATCGGCCTTCCTCTTCGTTGCCGAATGGTTCGCCCTTGTAATACTCGCCAGCCGTTGCGCGTTCAGGAGAGATAACGTCGTCGATATAGGCTTGAGCGTCATCAATCTCGCCAGCCACAATGTTCTGTAGCTGCTCCTCAGACATAGCTTCATCTTCAGGCATTTCGGCGCTGATCTCGATGCCGTCGTCCAGCACCATTGCATCCTCTACCTCGGCGTTCGAGGGCTTTGCGTTCTTCCGATATGCCATATTTTCGCCTTACTTCTTTTTCGACTTGCCAGCTTCCGACAGAGCAATAGCAATCGCCTGCTTGCGGCTTTTCGCCATCGGAGCCTTGGCTGGACCTTTAGGATTGACGCCAGCGTGGAGCGTCCCGCGCTTGTATTCGCCCATCACCTTGGCGATCTTCTTTGCAGCAGCGTCCAGCTTCTTCATTTTGATTTTCCTTTGTTCCGAGCAGAAATGGCTTTAGCTTTCGACTTCGCGTCTGCTTTAGATGACGCACCCCACGCTTGCAGCGATAGGAGCAGTCGGGTTGGCTTCCCCTTCTCGTCACGCTCTGGCCCCGGCATATTGCCCATACGCGCTAAGAATGACGCCCTCCGTGGATTATCGCCTGATTTAACAGGAGCCTTCAGGTTCATGCCTTGCGCTTTTGCAGACGCACGGCCCTTGGCATTCAGTCCGCCAGATGGGCTCTTTCCCTCTTTGCGCTGCCAAGCTGGAGTTTTCATTAAACAATTCCACGGATATTTCGCCTGATAGGCGTATAACCCATTTGTTCTCTATGCGCTATGGCAAAATATCTTGCTGCGTCGGCATAGTGCGATGTCCAGTCGTGGAACGGGTGCGATTGAAACTCTTGCCGCTTTTCGTCGTATTGCCGACGATACATTCGCAGCGCCTCAATTCCCTGTTTGCAAGCTGTCTTGTCGAACCACGAGCGCGGCAGGAGCATCCTAAGCGCCTGTATGCCGTCCATGATGTCCATGCGCGGTGCAACTTCGATATTGCGTAACCCAAGCTCACCAAGCACTTCCAATCTACTCTTACCCGTTCCCAACTCCCTCACTCTTACGTCATGCGGCAGATAATGGTTTCCCCAGACGTATGGCTTGTCTTGTAATTCCTTTACATACCAGTCCAGAGCAACACCTTCACCCTTGAGGCAGTCGATCCAGCGTGTTTCACCGCCATGAGCCTGAACGAACCAGACCACAGTGCTGTCTGACATCCCCAAATCCCATGCAGTATGAACGGGAAGCGCGGGATCGTAAGGCACGTTTGTGATGCGGCCAGCCTGATCCATCTCGGAAAACTCTTTGCCGTAATACGCGCCACGAATAGCAGCCTCAAAGCTGCACTCGTATTCCTGCATA